TATATTTTATATCTTTCTTTATGTTTTTCTTTATAAGCTTTATCATACGCTCTTCTATCCCATTTATTCCATAAACTCTTTGGTTCAATTTCGATCATATCCACGCTTTTAACTCTTCACCCATTATTTCCGTAGCAATATTAATTTTTTTGCGAAGAGCTTTTACAATTCGTTCATCTACCGTATCTTCACATAAGATATCTATATAGGTCATAGGGTTTTCTTGACCTATTCTGTCTATTCTAGCTTCTGACTGTTGACGCTTTTCTAAGTCATAACCATTAGAATAATAAATCATGGTACTTGCAGCCGTCAAAGTAATGCCATAGCCGCCCGTAGAGGGGGTTCCAACAAGAAACCGGCACTTAGGGTCGGACTGAAATTTCTCAATATTGTCTTGTCTTTCATCATTTGGAGTTTTGCCATAATAGTCCACAACAGCATCATTCCCATATTCTTTTTTAATGGCGTCTATGATCGTTTGTACGTCATACTGATAATGAGCCCAAATAATAGCTTTTCCTTCTACTTCCTCAAGTAAATCTATTAATTCACTTAATCGATTATTCTTTACAGTTTGAATAGAGCCATCATTAGCTTTAAAATGACCACATGTGATTTGATGAAGCCTCATTAATTGAGACAAGGCATTAGCCGTAGTCAATAATTTTCCATTTAACTGGGCTAAAGCCATTTCTTTCATTTGTTTATAAACTTTCTGTTGTTCAGCAGTTAACGTAATAATTCTTTTCATGAAAGTCTTTTTAGGAAGGTCTAAACAATCATCTTTTAAAACCCTATAAGAAAATGGTTTTATTTTATCTGATAATTCTCCTAAATTCTTATAACCCACTACAATTTCAACAGATCTTCCATTAAAATTAGCTTTACGCATCACTGCATATCTAGTTCTAAATGTATAATAAGAAGAATGATCCAATAAATACTCATCTAAAAATTCACATTGTTTATAGAGATCCAATGGAGACTTAGTAATAGGAGAACCTGTCATTATCCTACGATATTTTGCATATTTTCCTAAACTAACAATACTTTTAGTTCGTTTTGCTCCTGGATTTTTAATTGTTGTAGACTCATCAACAGCCATATAAGTGTTATGTGAATTTAAGAATCTAGCTGCGAAATCAACACCTTTCTTTGTACTAAAGGCTTCTACATTCATAATTAATATATGAAGGTCATGACCGGTTTCAAACAACGTATTTAATTCTTTCTGTTGTTTTTGATTTATCATTGCCTGCCATAAAACAGTTTTAGGATGTATATGGGCCGCTAAATGCGTAGGTATTTCTTGAGAATACCACGTTTTATACACCCCTTTAGGGGCTATAATTAATACCCCATTTATTTTGCCATTGTCATAGAGCATAGCAATATTATCAATGGCAACTTTAGTTTTACCTGTTCCCATTTCCATAAAGTATGCAAATACTTTTTTATTCCACGACATTTCTAACGCAGTCGTTTGATGAGCGTATGGCTTGGTCTTAAATTTATAGTTCATCTTTTTTCTACTTTCTAGTTGACAATATAAACATTCATACTTATAGTGTCAAGCATGAAAGACAAAGCGATAGTATATGTTATTCAAGAAATCCCAGGTACCCGCGAAGGCAGGCCTAAAATTAATATCATGGGCGCTCAAAAATATGGCGACATTAAGGTCTTATTAAAAGAAGACTCACAGATTATTTTTAGTCCTGGTCCAATAATTTTTTCTTTGCGTACTAAATTAAAAAATTTTACGGGAGATGATTATTTACTACTTACAGGCGATCCAGCTATTATTGGAGTTGCATGTTCTGTAGTCTCGGATATAACCAACGGTAAATACAATTTACTAAAATGGGACCGACAAGAAAGAATGTACTATCCAATTAAAATCAATCTATATGAGAAAGGAAAAATTGATGAATAATGAAAACTTACAAAAAATGTTTGTTGAGGATGCACCTCAGCAAGTAGATGAAATTGAACATGTTAGGAGTCTTTCTAACTACGTACTTAATCTTCAGCAATTAGAAGAAGAAATAATAAAAGAAGAAACTCTTTTAAAACAAAAGAAAGAAAGAGCTGATAAAATTTCTTCAGAAGTAATTCCTGAGATTATGGAATCAATGAAACTAAAAACTCTTAAACTTCAGGATGGTTCTGCCATAGAAGTTAAAGAAATTTATAGCGCAACGATACCTGTAGCAAACAGAGAACGCGCTTATCAATGGCTTCGAGACAATGACCTGGGTGATCTTATTAAAAATGAGATTACTGTTTCCTTTGGTCGTGGCGAAGATGCTAAGGCTAGTGAATACACGAGCCTTGCAGAGAGTAAAGGATACCAACCTTCACAAAAACTGAAAGTTGAACCTATGACTCTTAAAGCACTGTACAGAGAGCGAGTCGAAAATAAAGAAGACTTACCTTCTGAACATTTTAATCTGTTTAAGGGAAACAAAACAAAAATAACAAGGAGCAAATAACATGCAACAAGCGACAAGAGACGTTACTGAAAAAAAAGAAGGTAACTTACCAGCGAAAATCGACTTTATAAGCGATGCTGGAGCAGGACTTGAGAATATAGATAAAGACGATTTAGCTTTACCATTTCTTAAGTTATTACAATCAGGTTCGGATGAGACTAAAAAGAAACATGCGAACTATGTTGAAGGAGCAGAAGCTGGAATGTTTTATAATACAGTTACAAAAAAACTGTATAGTGGAGAAAAAGGTATTGAAATAATACCATGTTTCTACAAATTAACATTTCCAGAATGGGCACCTTTCGAAAGAAAGGAAGGTAGACCTGTGAGTCCTGATAGAGGTCCTGAAATTTTAGCTAAAACTAAAAAGGATTCTACAGGAAAAGATGTTTTAGAGAATGGAAATCAAATTCTCAAAACTGCAAATCACTTTGTAATCATCAATGGAGAGAAACCGGAGAAAGCTTTAATGGCTATGAAATCTACTCAATTAAAAGTGAGTAGAAACTGGAACTCTTTGATGCAAGATCAATTTGAATCTGATCCTAAAACAAATAAAAATGTTCCTGCACCTATGTTTTCTAGAATTTATAAATTAAATTCTGTTGAAAACTCTGGGAGTTTTACTTGGCACGGATACAAAGTATCTTTGTTAAGAAAAGTGGATAATGCACCCATCTATCAGATGGCGAGAGAATTCCATAACTCTTTAAAGAAAAGTAACGCTGCAGCAAACACAAAGGAAGAATCTAATTATTAGTTTCTTTCTCGAGGAGAAAACAGGGCGGGAGCGGGAGACTTAACCCGCCCGAAACTAGGGATTGTTATGGAAAAAGAATTTATAGAACTATTTAAAGGATATGAAGGTGACTTCGGCATGGCCGACATGTCCAATACTTCCCTCGACTCTGAAAAAAATAAAATTAAACCAAATTATGAATGGGCAGGTCGTCCGGTTACCAATACCGATTATCAAAATCATTTGTTAGGGAAAAAATCAATTGGCATTCAACCATGTAGAATTGATGGAATGGCACAATTTGGATGCATAGATATTGATCCACCGGATTATGGAACCTTTAAAGTAGAAAATTATTTAGCGCTCTTCCAACAATATAAATTACCATTAGTTCCTATCTTATCTAAAAGTGGCGGACTTCATTGTTATATATTTTTAACCGAACCTATTCCAACTATTGATTTAATAGAGGCATTAAAAGCTTTTCTTCTTCCCCTAGGATTAAAACCAACTACTGAGGTTTTTCCAAAACAGAAAGAATTACAGAAGGATGATAAAGGCGACATAAAACCAGGTAACTTTATTAATCTACCTTATTACAATAATGGTGGTTCAAACCGTTATGCTATAGATAAGAATAATTCTAAACTATCTTTAGAAAAATTTATAGAATTTGCTAATGCTTCTAAAATTAATAAAGAAACTTTAAATAAATTAGTAGAAGAAACTCACAGAAATATTTTACTTGGCACCAATGAAGAATTTATAGATGGTCCTCCATGTTTAGCTTTATGTTCTAAAACTAAATTAGAGGATGGCAGAGATCGCTATATGTATAATTACATGGTCTTTGCTAAAAAGAAATATAAAGACCAATGGCCTGATCAAGTATCACAAGCTAATTATAATTATTTAGCCACTCCATGGGATAAAGCAAAACTCGATTCAAAAATAAAAGCATGGAAAGGAGAAACAGCAGGTCATACCTGTTATGAAGATCCCATTAGAGATAAATGTATGCGAAGTCTTTGTTACAAAAGACCTTTCGGAATTAAATCAGATTCTAATTCTGTGTTTCCGGAAGTTCAAGACTTTGAAATGATTAGTTATGCTGAACCGGAATATAGATTTAATGTCATCATGCCGAACGATGATAAATTTCAAGTTATTGTATCTAACACTAAATTAATGACCACTCAAAAAGAAGTACTTAATTTAATATGGCAGCAAACAGGAACGATGTTTGAACCTTTAAAACCAAAAGATTTTAGAGCAAAACTAAATGAGTGGAGACGCAAGGGACAAAAAATTAAACCTCCTAAAGGAACTCAACTAGAAGATAGACTCGAAGAAGAATTATATCAATATTGTATTAACGGGCCGCAGGCACAAGAACGAAGCCACATTCATAATGGATCCTGTTTTACAGAAGAAGGATTTCATTACTTTAGATTTAATTCTTTTATTGAACATTTAGGAAACAGTTGGAAAATACCTGAAGAAAAAATTGCACAGAAATTAAAAGATAGATGCTTTGTAGAATTTGATCACTCATTAAATGTAGATGGAAAAACTTTAAAAGTATGTAAGGTTAAACAGCTACATATAAATAAAATAGAACACAAACCCGTAGAACGGAAAGGAACTAATTATTAATGCGCTATAAAGTAGTAGGACCACCAGGCACAGGGAAAACCAGACGACTATTAAATGAAGTACATAAGTATGTTCAACAAGGTGTTCCTTTAGATCAAATAGGATATTTTGCATTCACTCGTAAAGCTGCAGGTGAAGCGAGAGATAGATTTCTAGCAAAAAATACACACTTAACTAAAAAAGATATAAAATATTTTCAAACTCTTCACTCATTAGCTTTTAATAATCTTGGATTAAGAGAAGAAAACGTTATGCAAGAAGGAAATTACAAAGCAATTGGTGAAACATGTGGTATTCAAATTAAATATGCAGCCTATGAAACTAATAACTTTAATGGAATTTTTTCATCCAGCAGTGAATACTTGAGTCTTATTAACTTGGCACGAGTCAAACAAATTTCTGCAGAAAAACAGTTTGATTTAAATGAACATTTAACGTGGATTACTAGAGACAAACTTACGGCTATTGAAAAAGAAATAAATAATTACAAAACAACCCATGGTCTAATTGATTTTACGGACATGGTTCAAAAATTTTTAGACAAAGGAAAGCCCCCTAAATTTAAAGTCATATTTGTTGATGAAGCACAGGATCTATCGCTAAT